ACTCCCAACTGTTGTAAGAGTTGATGTAAAGGGTGCCGCTGTTATACAGCGGCCCGGTCACGACCATATCGCTGCTGACGGTCAACCGCCCGGTCATGGTGTCGCCGGTCTTGGCCACCTTGAGATCGGCGTATGACTTGGTGGCGGCGTTGTTGGCGGCGACCGGATCGGACGACAGCGTGAGCAGACCCGTCATCGTGTCGCCCGCGCGGCGCACGGCGGCGTTGGCCACGTTGAGCGCGTTGTTGGCCTGATTGGTCGCGTTATCCACGTATTGTTTCGGTGCCGCGTCCAGTGCCTGGGATGGGTTCCCCGCCAGGGTGAGCGAACTGGTGTGGATGACGGGGCCGGTGAAGGTGCCGCCAGCGGCGGGCATGAACGGCCCGGCGGCGAAAGTCAGCGAGTCCACGTAGCCCTTGTTGACCGCCTCGTGCGGGTCCACGGGCAGCGCCGACGGCAGGTAAAGCGCACCGGTCATGGTGCCGCCTTCCAGGGACAGGAACGGCCCGCCCGCGAAGTCGGAACTGTCCGCGTCCATCTTCTTCGCCCACCACTGGTTCCACTCGCTCGCCGGGGGCACGTAGCCAGCGACCCAGTTCGGGCTTGAACCCGTGATCGTACCGCTCATGCGATGTCCCTAGCTTTGGATGGTGAGAAGTTGACTGACCGCCTTGTTCATCATGCTGACGGCGCGCGAGTCGTCGCTGAACGTATCCTCGCGTAGTTCCGCCCGGCCAACGAGATAATAAACGAAAGCGGAATAAACGCTGGTATCCAGCGGGAACGCGGTGCCCATGTCCTGGGCGGCGGTGTAGAACGCCAGTGGGCGGCGCAGCCCAATGGGCAGAAACAGGTCAGGACGTTTGGTCCGCACCTCGGCCAACATCGAGTTGATGGCTTCGAACATCTCATCGTCGGTGTACCTCAGGGCACCCCCGGAGGTGCCGATCTTGTCCTGCAGCATCGTGCGGGCCTCGGCGATCAGGCTGCCCCAGGTGCGGCTCATTACCGGCCCTTCCTCGGTGGGATCTTGCCCTTGTTGATCTGGCCCATCGCCGCGTTGCCCAGCTTCTTGACCGCCGATTTGCGGATCACCCACTCGCCTCTTTGCGCGGGTATCAGCCCGTCGTCCTTGCCGATGGGCTTACCCGCCACCTGTTTGATCTTGCCGCCACGCGCGTTGCCGCCACCGGCCATGACCGGCACGCCACCCACCACGCCGCGCACATAGTCGTTGCTCGCCGAGGGGAGCTTGGGATTGGAGGTGTTGCTGTCCTTATCGGGCGGTTTGTCTTTGTTGGCCTTCTTGGCGGCGTCTTCCGCCTCGTTATACGCCTTGGCCATGCCCATTCCGGAACTGAAACCGCTGGATATGGACTTCCCCAGGCTGTCGGTGCTCAGCACCTGCCCGCCGTAGTCATATCCACGCATACGTTTCGGGGGTGGCTTCCTGGCCATCAGCGCCGCCCTTTCTTCACCGGCATGGTTTTCCCGACCTTGCCGCCCTTGCGCATACCCAGGCCGGTGGGGTCCAGCCCGGCGGGTGCCGCCGGACCTCCGGGGACCCCAGACGCGCTGGGAGCCCCCGGTCCTCCGGATGCCAGAGTGGGGGGGCCCCCAGACGGCGGCGGTGGTGGGGCGACATTGGTGGGCAATTTGGGTCCGGCGGATTTCTTCGCGCCAATACCCAAATTGGGTAATTTCGATTTGCCCTTGGATTTACCTACGGCAGGGGCTCTCATTTGCGTTTCCCATACATCTGGCGCTGACCGGCTTTGTCCTGGGCCTTGTCACGCGCGGTGTTCTCGTAGGCTTTTTGGGAGACGCCCATTTTCTTAGCGCCAGCCTTGTCCTGCGCCTTGTCCTTCTTCGAACCTTCGAAGGGGAACGGTCGTTTTGCCATGCGAACCTCCGTTACCGCTGGCCGAAGCCAGCGGTTTACGACGGGAGTAAATTAACCCCGAACGGCGTAGAGTTCGGTGATGGCGATGCCGTCCAGGACCTTGGACGCGTAGACCTGCAGGCCCCGCAAGAGCGTGCTGAACGACCGCTCGGAGCGCATCTGCTCCAGCTTGGTGATCTGGCTCGCGAAAGTCAGACCATGCGGGTGACCGGCGAAGACGCGGAACGCGGTGGCGGCACCCTCGGCGGCGGTCGGCAGCAGGTTGGACGAGTAGAGGGTGAACCGGTCGATCATGCCCAGGCGACCGTTACGGGTCATGGACACGCCGTCGCCCGAGATGGACGCGTTGCGCAGATCGCTCTTTTTGATCAGCGCCGCCACCCACGGCGGGATGACCAGCCAACGTCCCGTTTCCGGAATGTTCTGCTCGTCCAGCACCGTGCCGAGATCCACGATGCTGTCGATGATGTTGAGCGGCGTGATGGCGATGGGCGCGCCGGTCGTGCCGAGGTTGATGTTCAGCGAGATGCGTCCCGCCGTGGCACCCTTGTTCGCCGCGACGATACCCGCGTCGATGGTGGTGAGCACGTCGGTGTCGATGACGATCTTCATCTGTTCAGCCGCGTCGTCGGACCACAACGACAGCATGTTGATGTCCGACTGGACCTCCATGATGTCGTCCAGCGCCTCGTTGAAGTACTTCGCCTTGTCGATGGTGAAGTCGACGATGTTGCTGGACGGGCGGTCGATCAACAGGTCCTGGTTGACCTGATAGTCCCGGATGGTGATCGTCGGTTTGGTGCGGATGTGAACCACGTCGCCCTGGTTCTTGATCTCGCCTTCGTAGTCCGTGTTGGCGATGGCGCTCAGTACGGTGGCCGAATAAAACTTCTCGATGAGTTTACCCGACCAGATCTCCGGAATGAACGTGCCATGGTACGCGGGGGTTTGATTGGCCCCGGCGAACGGGGTTGCTGCTACTGTGATGGCCATGGAAGGCCGCTCCTCTCACATATGGGGATGTCATGACTGACGGAAGCGCCCTTCGAGTGGAGCCAGAATGATATCGCGCTCCAGACGTTCAGCTTCCGCTTCACGTCCGGCCCAATAGCCACGCTGCTTTTGTCGATAGAACGCGTTGACGTCCGCCGTCGTCCAGATGCGTGCCTCGGGAGCGCCGGGCGCTGGTGACGAGACACTACGGCCCCGTCCAGGCACCGCCAGATCGGCGAGGGGTAGCCGTTCCGCCTGATCGGTCTGGAACGTCTGTGTCCCTGGCTGCTGGCCAACCACGGTCTGCTCGTTCTTGTACGCACGGAAGAACGCGATGGTCCTGGCGGCATCGCCTGAATTGTAAGCGTTGTCAATAAGTGTTTTACGCGTTTGCCCGCTGAACATGTCTGGTTGGTTCAGCCATGCCACGAAATTCGGATCGACGTTGATCCGTTCCCAGTCCGGCATGGCCTGAGTCAGCGCCATGTCCACGCGCTGTTGCGTCGTGTACGTCGCCAGTTGCTGGTTGTTCCCCTCCACCGCCAGCAGACGGCGTTCATAATCTTGTAAAATGGGTGCGTATTTCGCGTCCGCCCAACGCTGCGACGCCTCGATCAGATCCTGGCCATAAGCCTCGATATCTTCCTGGGGAACTTCGCGCGTGGGCGGTGGCAGCGGGCGCGTGCGCGGCGTGCTCTCGAACGTGTCCTCGGCCCGGCGCGGCTGGTTCATCTGCGCCACCATGGTCTGCAACGAGTGCAGCTGGCCGCGCAGTTCGGGCACCTCGGAATTGTACTTGCCCTGCAGCGTGTTATAACGCTGCTCCCAGTCGTTGACGGGCTGGGGTTGCGGCTGGGGCCGTGGCTGATCGCCCAGGTCCAGCTGTTGCTGAACCGGCTCCTCGCCGCCCTCGCCATTTACGACGGGAGTATCACCCTCGGGCACGTTGGCCACACCCGCCTCACGCGCGAGTTCATCCGCGCGAGCGGATGCGCGGCGAACCGCTTCGGGAAGATACGGCTGATGCGTGATGGTGTTGGACTCAGACATTGGCCATTGCTCCCTTCACGCCCTTCGGTGGGGCCATCTTCACCTGACTCATGTGCAGATCCGCGTGCGCGGCGTGGATCGCCTGCCACATGTGATAGAAACCCCGCGCATAGGCGGTCTTGTCGACGCGCGTGGTCACGTCGGCGTCGCACGACGCGAGCACCATGTTCTGCGCGAACGCGCCCAGATGGGTCACGAGGTTCT